CCACGCGATATAACTTGGCTCGTAAAGGAAAAATTCCGCCCGAAAGCTTGAAACCTTTAGTTGCCCCTGGTCTTACGACCGCCGTGCATAATTATATGCAATCAAACCACATTCCTTACAAGTAAGGGAGTGTATTTGAAAAAGTGTAATTGAAAATCGTCGCCTGCTGCGACGTACCTATCAATAAGTGTTGCATTTCCCGAATTCACGGAATCGTGGGAAATAGTGTGAAAGCCAGTTTTCTGGATGGCTATTCCAGTTGATTGATTGACATTTAAACGTGTGCCAAACATAAATCGACCATTGTGATAATATGGAGTTTCGTACTCCAAAGACGGATAAACCCGTGCATTGGAAACGACAGCTCCATATATCGTATTTGCCGCTGTTAATAAGCGGGCTTTGCGAGCATCCAACGAAGGAGTACCAACAAGAGGTTGATTGGTTACAGAAATCCCAACACCAGGCTCATTTAAATGGACAGAAATCGTATTTGGCGCTGGATTTGAATTCCAAAATGTGATCTTATGACGAAGTGAGCCACGACGGGCTAAAAAACACGGTGTGAACCAATTAAGGAAAGTAACACGACAAATATTCTCACCGTCCGGTCCTGCGGCATCGAAAAACTTCCCCGCATAAAATGGGAAATCAGCAAGCGTGTATTTCCATAAACGCAAACCTGTAACCGAATTGTTAGATGAAAAGGAAGAATGATAACAATATCTCTTAAGAATTTGACGGATTGATACTATTCTTTCACCGAAATGAGTACTAGCTAACCATCCACTATCATATTGCTCAGGAACTTGGTTTATACAAAGATCAACCGGCGCTTCTTCCGACATGGCAATCCCAGAGGGCGCCACAGAAAGTTGGCCTGACTGTTCATCTGTAACCTGTATCGGTAACCCATTTTGAACCTCAATACTAGAACTTGATGTTGGTACAATAGGCGTCCACGCGTCTATATTCCTTATAGTGGGTCCAGCAACTTCGAAGTCATCTCCCATCCGAGTAAATATCAATATCTTCACACCTTCTGTAGAAGTGGGAAGCGAATTGACAGATACGAGAGGAGCTATAACTTCAATAGCCATAAAGCCATTACTTGAGTTTGCGGAAAGTGGCAATTGATTCTCAGAATTAGTCCAAACTTCTTGGTCAAGTTTTGTAGTCTCTAAGAACGGTCTGTTGGTCCCCCAACCTATACAAAATTCATAATTGCGTGTCTTAGACAAATCTATTATGTTGGAATATTGTACATTGTACTTCCTAAGATCACTACTAAAATTAGAACGAATAGGATCATAAGCTATACGAAGCTTTCCACGATGAAAAGCACTAGCAACAATCTCAATCCGCATGTATACTGTCCCACGCCAATAACGAAAAGGCGCGGCAGCTAAGGCGGACGGAGATATTTCCCATCGATCGCTATTTTCCTGACGATTAGTGTACATCGGTGTAATACCTGATCGAAATAAGGTTTTTGCTCCGGCTGCTTCAAAAGTCCAGTCAAAGCCATGAAGGAAAAATTCTCTTTTCCCTAGTGAAACTACCGTTAGTTCATCATCATTTGGCATTCCAACCACTCTAGGATCAACAGTAACTTCTTGTTTGCTATCTACTGTCAATTTAGATGAATTGTCAGCTATATTATAAGTATTGAGATCACCCAAAACCTGTAATACAGCTCGGCGCGTTTCAGAAATAACTGACGGTCGACTAAATCCAAACAATGTGGCCAAACCCTTAACACCCCGCAAAACCATTTCAGATGCTATTGCATAGGGCTTAAAGAGTGGCACAGTGGAAGCTGTGGTAGCTCCAGAAATCAAAGTGGAAAGCACTTTTTGTACATTCGACTCCTGCATTTCTCCGGATTGTTCTGATAAAACGCCCATAGGTGCAACGGTAGGCATATACAATTTGACATCTGTCATCCAACCATACACTACCACTTCCAATGGCATATCGATGTCACCCAGTTGACGTAACTCGAAAGGACTAAACACATAAATCTGATCCGTAGAATCAGTTATGCTATTAACCTCTGGTAATGAAACGGCATTAAATGGGTGAATAAGTGGATAGCTTAACTCGCAACCCTCGCTGGTAGATGGATCAAAACAAGCGTGTGGCAACATAAACTTTTGCCTTACACTGATGGGTGTTGAAATCTGTCTATTTGTAGACTGATCGGGCCAGGGCTCATATGACACTACACCTTTACCATAATGAAAAGAAGTACCAGTAGTGGTAACCTTTATGTGCATGGTTCCAGAAATGTAGGCATAATTATTAACCCTATTTGCAATCCGAGGATCAGAAAGTAGGGTCACAAGTCCTGGGAAAGATTCATCGAGTGTGGACGATACAAACCATTCGTATCGAAATAGCACATTGGGTCGCGATAAGAACTTTTCCAGACTTGAATCTTCTGTGTGTATTAAATCGAATGTCATGTCACGATTACCAGGAACCTCAGTTTTATAACTGGTTTCTCCCAATGCGTAACGCAACACATTCGTATCCTCGACTTTTGTATCATTAAATTCTACCGATGAATGCTCTGATATACATGATATACTTGCATATAGTATACTATCTTGATTAATGCTGTTATGCGCATGTGGGAGAACATACTCCCACTCTGATGTGTAAATATTTAAATTAGTAAGTGCGTTTAAGTATCATATTACACTCATTATATGATACTGGTTGATGAAATGGTTAATTCCACCAATAAATTGTGAGATACAAGCTATTAAACCATAAGTATCCAATATATCTCACGCGCAACCTTCCTCCGCTATGGCAGTATGTTATTCTTCTTTATTGCGATAAAGAAGTTCCCACTCACGCAACCGATCGTCGAAACTTAAATTGAGTTGTGGGACTTGGAGATTCGCTTTAGATGCGATATCCCGCAAGATCAATGTGTGTTTGTCGTATTCCTCACGACCGTGTGGAAACAATTCAAGTGCAGCACTAGACAACACCTGAGACATCACATTGTTCTCTCCAATAGGAGATTTCTTGTAGCAATACAATGATTTCAATATAGAATCAAATTGTAATTTACCAATATGAACCCCAAGTTCAGGAATATACTGAGGTTTCCGTTTTAAAAATTCGGAATCATCAAGATGTATATAATCATCGTACTCGTCACGATCTGTTTTATCAGCAGGTGTGAACTTCATACCCATGTTTCCCAAGAAATCCCTGTACGTATTAAATGACATAGTACACGTACTAGAGATTGCAGCAAACAAATCGTCTCCATATGTTAGGGCGCGAACTTGTGTGCGAAAAGGAAGAGTGTGACTCTGATAATAATGCATGCGTAAAAATAACGAATTCACTATACTATTTAAGTATGCGGTAAGGTTTTGCCCAGAAGGATTTGAACCATATAGCTGGACGAGTGTACCGTTCAACCCTAAATAGGGTTGAGACACTAAATGTCCTAGTCGAGACATAATCAAAATATCTCGATCGCTATATGCGCCTGAAGCTTTAGCCATATTACATAAAATGGCAAAACCCGCGCGAGTACACTCAATTGGCAACCGTTGATCCCATTTAGAATAATCTCCACAAAGGATGCGATCTTCAGACCACACCATGTGTTGATACATTTCCTCGTACTCAGGACCGTAACAATTTATCCCTACGGCACATTCCGATAAAAGTGGAAATACACTCAATACGCGTGCTAATGGAAGATAATACTTCCGTAATAGCAATTGAAGTGCCAGCGGACACGCTTGGAATACTCTGACTTTATCATTGTATTTACCATCTTTAATATCAGGAACAGTCTCATCCTTAAGACAACACTTGAAAACAAAGATGACTTCCTCACCTTTCGCTATTCTCTCTTCGCATACCGAGACATAATCCCATATTTCTGTGTGAATAAATTCGCGATTTTCAGTTCCATCACCGACAAGTTGGGTTATGTCAGTCTTTGTCCCTGTATATGGGTATCCGGCAGCAGTGGACATGTTCATGCGTTCAATATATCGAACCCCGGGAATACCATTAATATTCTCCATTTGTGTTAAGGGTCGAATATGTAACAGAACATGTTCGCTTTTCAGCATTCGGTCAATAATATCATGTTGATAGTCACAGACTGCCCTTTCCAACAATTCACTATTTATATAAGGAACTGGATTAAAGGCATTGGCGGCAAATGCCGCAAAGGGTTTCCACTTATGGAAAGCGGGTCCCCTGAATCTGTTTGGTCCATAATATTCCTCAAGGTGCGGTGCCAAAATGCTCGGGCGTATTTCAGTCCGATAAGTATTCGACGTTCCAAAAGAACCCAAAATGCTTACTCCGTGACCGGAAACATATCGAGTGACACTATTCTCAGGGACAACATTTGAATACACAACTTTTTTGCCACAGACTTGTTCGTCCATGCAAGAAGTGGAGACACTATCAAGCATGTGATGGCGATTTTGAAGCGATTCAATTGCTACAATGATTTCATCACGAAGGAGATAACATGACATTCCTACATTCGGTCCACGTACGGTCGACATATCGTGGAAACCCACAATATGTGGGTTACCACATTTCGAAATGGTTACTGTACCACAATGTCCAGGTTTCCACTCCGTGTTACGAGTAACCACGGAACCCTTCCATGAAATTACACTGTTACCACGCATATATTCAGAATTTGCAGTAGTATAACACGTACTTTCCTCGGAAACAAAACCAGATGCCATTCTATAAATAGAATGAGATTGTCTATTTGTTGTGCTCGGAGTATAAGATTGAGCAGTATATGGAACAAGGTCTGTCAAGTTCCCTCCAAAAGCAGTATAGCATACTGCCATATCACTGTCTCCGATTCTACGAATATCACTAAAATCAATTCTCTTTCGTCCTCGAGTACCATTGACCGGTTTCCCTTCATGTGAAGTGGGAAGCATAACTATATCGAATGTTAAATGATCAACGGGTGTTGAAGTTATGTCGATCTTTCCTGCTACCGGAGCAAACCATATATGGTAAGGCATTATAAGATAATTGGTTTTAATAAAGAGTGCGTTGCATCCATACAGAATACCATTGTGTGAATAAGATATGCTTCTCAAATTCTTCTTTATATTATTTGCTAATTGAGAATATGTATGTGTAGCACCTCCTAAATATTGAGTGACATCTCGAGTCCAAATATTATAAGAAGCGTCGCGGACCATCAATTCCTCATCTGTTAGAGGTGACAATTGACTTTGCTCAAAATTTCTAGAGTTCCATAGTATGCGAACTGCCTTGATGCTCGCTACTATAGCACCGGCAGTTAAACCGGCAACAGCAAGACGCGTGACGCCCGACCAGGCACACTCCTCAGATAATTGTGAACGTGAACGATAAACTTGTTCAACTGCCTCGACCCTATCACGTCTCTTCCTCAACTCTCGCTCTGTGCGATTGTATAAAAATTTGGTAACGATACCAACCAACCAAGTGGCACCAAAACCTCCAAACACTACGGGAAGTACAGTTCTATACCATATGGAAAGCAGCACGCATATTCCGAAAAAAGTATATCCATACATCAGACCAACTCGCCGATTGTGGCGACGCTCCATCCAATGAATGAACAAACGAACCACGTATAATGACGTGAGACTCTCGGGTATCAAATACCACAAGGGAGCGGTTGAAAACATAGGATTTGTCAATCCACACTGGTAAGAAATCAGATCTACAGTGGTTGCTGCTTCAAGAACACGTTGTTCGTAATATGTAGGTACGAGTGCGTCAACAAATCTAGCATACATAATATTCCAATAAGACTGCGCACGGTTTGAGAGAAGACCCAAAGCCCATGTACTAGCCAAACTCAGGGCACCTGATTGTTCATCAGGATCATAAAATTCATAACTGTCCTGTTCTTGATTATCGGGAGATAAATCGTCATTACATGCGCATAAACATTGAAGACGATTACAAGCCACGCAGTAATCCTTAGAAGAATCACTATCTTTCATACGAGAACACACTTTCCTTTGGTGTGCATAGTATCTCGATGAATACCAATTGGTATAATCCAATAGTTGGTATATTGAGAGCGATCCTAGCTTCTGGCCTGTTGTAAGAAACTTAGTTGTTGGTCCATTATATTTAGCAAGATCCCATCGAAGTACCTTAGGTCGGACATCAGCCGTATATACGGGCTGCTCAACGTCCAATAACCAATAATCAGGTATCTTGTCAGTGCTGTTTGTTTTGTCAGGATCCAACATACCATTTGGACACTTATACTCATCGCGAATACGTACACGAATGTGTATATGTATACGCCGGAGGACGGACTTTGTGTCCACACTCCAACTGCCGGCATCCAAATCTTGAATATTAGTGGTGATTGCAAATATTCGTGGTTTAATCGCGATATTACCTTTGTCTTTCGCTTCCGGCATGTTTGCTGTTGAAGACATGTTATTTACCATAGTTATCAAAAGATCTGCAGGGTTGCGTTCCGATTTAGAGGCAACGGTGTTACCAAGATCATCGGCTATGTAAGCCAAAACATCGGATCGATAATTCGAATCGTACTTCGAATTATTTGGAACAGTAACCACATACTTGTCCATGGGTTCGAACTTCCCTTCAGAATCCCGAGGTAAAAGCCCATTGAAAGTGAATATTGTTTTAAGCATATATTCACATATCGATGACTTTCCCAAACTCGATCCACCATATAACTTAAAGCATACAGGTGCTTCGCGAAACTTGTTCGACAATTTAAACACGCGATATAAATCGAGTACTTTGTGGTATTTAATCGAAAGAGCATTTAATAACACTACGTCGTTTTTACTAGTGAAAAGTGACTTAGCAGTCACCATACGTTCTTTCGCACGGTCAATTTTTTGCTCAAATACGAGGGGAGGCTGTCCGTAAAGGTCCTGGTAATTACCTTGGCGATAAGGTTCTATTTCCGAGACCAACTGGGTTATCAAGTTTGACAAATCAGTCAATTCATCTACATTTACAGTAAATGGAACTAAACTACATGTCGAGAAACATTTATAACCAGTATCGACAAAATACTCGATACTACCGAGTACTCGATCAATGATATCTACGTTCTCTGCAGGCTTAAAAGCTCGCATCTCGAACAATTCAAAACCGCGAATTGAAAATTTATCCGGACTAACGATTCCGATAGTCACTAATAAATTTACAAGGATATTAATATGTCCGAACAATGGTGTACGCAACATCGTGCGCACTTGGGTGGCATAACCTGATTGCTCACAAGTGATGCGCATACGCGCATACTTGAGGACGGTATCGATTAAACCATCAAAACCCCTGAAATTGTTAAACACAAACGAGGATATGATTGCAAACTGATTCGTCTCATTGGTCGAGGAAATTAATCCAAGTGTCGTCAATAAAATATTACCTATGACATGTGCCACTGAAGGATTAAAGGCCTTCAATATGGTTGTGATGGATGTGACGGAATCCGCAATGTTACCTGAATGTTCGGACAGAGCTTGAATACACATCTTTCGATGTTGTTCTTCAACCCCTTGTAATATCGGGAGATTATAAACCGTACCCAAGCATTCGTCCTCGTGAAAGGTTTCTAATCTCTCACTATGACAACAATGCCGAGTTTTGTTACTCTTTCTCTTTGCCTTTAATTTTTTGTTTGTATTTTTATTTTTATTTTTAGGCATAAAAGTCTGATCAGTATGCCCTATTGGGCGTGCGCATGTGTGGCGTCCTGATTGTTCATAAACTTCCCCGAGTCCCGTAAGAGGATCCGAATAAAAACCGTAGGGATACAATTCAAAGGTAACCTTTATGGTGTCGACAAGATAGTCGATAGAACGTTCAAACGGAATATGTAAAAACATATTAAAAGCATTTGAATACGGAGTGGTGTGAACCCACTCACCGATCATAGTGTATATTTCAACATAATTCTGATAAATTTCACAATAGCCGACGACACTATTCTCTACTACACACAATATTATGTCTGTGTATATTTCAAATCGATAATGTCGATAAGTGAAATCAGGAACACCAAGAAGAACATAATAGACAGTTGAATGTGCTATCAAGTCTCTCGATAATGATGGTGTGTGGTAAACACGTTGATTCCAGGAGGTAGTATCCATTGAACAAATCGGAAAGGAGTGGATTGGCAATCCACTCCCATGATTGATATAGCTAGATTGATTCATGATATAAAATAGGAACAATAGAGAAATGAATGAATGAAGAATATTATAATAATAATAATAAATATATAAATCTCTATTGTTTCCTGGAAAGTGGGGGGTTGGCTGAATGCCTGTAGTCTCGAACTAGAAACCTCCAAGAGAAATAAGGAGGTGATCACATTTAATATAGAATCACTACTGGCGCGACGTGCGACTCGTATCTATTCTATAACAGGGTGGATTCTTTACGCCTTAACCGTCAAATATCAAAATGACGTCTTCGCGATATACTATAGCCTCCTCCAGGAGTGCTATGATGACTGCGATCTAAAAGTGAGAACGTCACCTTTTCCATATCATCCGTTGATAAACAATTATATACATCAAGTCAGGTAAATACCCTAAACAAAGCCAGTGAAACTTGCGCCTATTTAACGCGCACCATATTCCAGAGCTCCTACAATAAGCACATTTACGAACTTCTGTAGTATATAATCTTTACAGCAAGTATAGCGCTGTATGGTCTCTATCCTACAATTATCAAATACGCTAAACAACAACAATTGGGGCATGGGATTATTAATCACGACACCCGGCCAAGGGCTCAAACCCAATATATTGGCGCTCAAACGTATTTTCAATATTGTAGCTTTACCAAGCTCAAATATTAACATATATCATTTTTATTTATTTATTAAATTTATTTAAAACAAATATCACAAAAGTGATCACAAAATGGATGTGAGCATTCGCTCAAACATCGACTCATTGAAGTCAAAACTCTTCAGAAGACTTATCATAAGGCCGTTCAATGCGGACTTACTATAGACTGGAAGCTC